CCCCCTTTTTTTATGGCATTGTAACTTTTGTATTTTCCGTTTTTGCTAATCGATCATTGATCCTCTGGGAGGATTGTTGATATATCATAATATCTCTCATATCATTTAAGAATTGTTGTAGATACATTCTTCTTAAAAGAAAGATGGATCTTTTCTTATCATTTTCTATTGTTTCATATTCCCAATTACTAATACCTAAAATGGTTGAGTTGGAACCAGGTGTAATATAAGTATTTCCTTCATAATAGGATATTGAAAAATCTTTATCTACATGTTTACCTTTAGGTAGAATTAATTTACCATTAGAGTCTCTAATTTCCTTAGTTTCATAATGATGTATATCTCCTAAAGCATCTTCATTCTTGTAAATATTAAGTACGTAATAATATAAATCTCTATTGGATAAAGGCCATTCATTTCTTACATTAAGAATACCAGCAGTTATAAGAACTACCCAATCTAATTCAGAATTACCATAAAATTCCTCTGCCACAGTATCAGGTCGGGCACCTTCCATTATTTCATACTTATCAAATACTGTAAAAACATTTTGTAAGTCATCACGGAGTTTATTTCTTCTGAATAAATTCTTAACCGTCAGATAACTCTGAGAAGAGAGACTATCCGATAAAAAGTTTTGATATTCTAGGTTTGGTAATTCTCTAAAGTATCCCATCTTAGAATCCTACTCCGTCTTCGTTGTTATCATAAGCTGCATAATCCTCATTATAGATTGGTGTAAGTTCTGTAAATGAGAGTGTAAGCATAGATGAAATTGGTGCACCATCTTGATAGGTGGCAAATGTACCATCACCTGTATAATTGACAGCTACATTTTTAAGAGCACATATTTTCATTCTATTTAAATAATCTTTTGCTTTACCCATGTATTCAATTTGGAATACATTAGGTGTTCTTAATACAGTTCCACCAGATCCTTTGGGTGCCATATTTCTCTTAAATGATTTTATTATTGTTCTTATAATTTGTGATTCTTTTTCATAACGAGGAGTTAATTTGAAATTAAAGGTAAAATTTCTAAGAGTAGGGCCAGAAAATAATAATTCTAAATTTGGATTTATGATTTCTCCTTGGTTTCTAGCCATGAGTTGATCTAAAGTAATATTTCCACCAATAAGTGAATTAACTGCTTGTTTGGCAAAATAACTTGCTACCATATTCTGATTAGCAGAAAGTGTTCCTAAAGCGTCCTGAAAACTTTGTCTTACTTCTTCTCCTTGTCCTTGTATTCCTCCAACAGCAGCCCCATAAAGACTACTTTCTAATTGATTCATCCTAGATTCACCCCAAGCAGTAGAGTTAGTATCTGCAAGTTGTGCTGGAATTGGAAGAATGATATTTCCTAATAAATCTCTAGTATCTCTTAAATTACCTTGTTCTTGAGATAAAGATTCTTTTCCTGATGAAATAAAAGCGGTTTTATTTCTTTTTGATAATTGTAGTGCAGTTCTGTAAGATCTTTTATACTCAAAAACAGAAAACTTTAGAAAATCTTGAGTTCCATCTATCGTACTATAAGGGTATCGTAGATCAGATGGCATTCTCTGATTAGGCCCTCTTCTACCATTTTTTATTAAATTTTTCTCCCAAGGATTTTTCCATGGTTCAACTTTCTTTTCAACCTTATCAGGTATACACTCACCGTTAGGGCCCTTATGGAAACCTTTAGGACACGTATTACTTTTCTTAACAACAGCTTCATTATGATCCGTAAGATCAACACCTTTCTCATCCTTAATCTTTTTTATGATTCTCTTATCAATTTGTGGTGTTAGGGTATAATCTGTTCCAGCTCCAGATCCAGATGTACCAGCATCCCACAGTGTCCCCCAGTCGTCAAAGAATTCTCCAATACGATTATACCACGCTTCACCTTTATTGCGATCTTTCCATGTACCATTTTTTATCATCTCTGCTTTCTTGAGTTTTCCTTCAAGAGTATCCCAATAACTTATATTATTCATATGTACTATCGACCTAATTTATTAATTATTAGTTATTTAGTTGTCTTTTTCCAAAAGGTATCTCTCTTGCATCCGCAAGTTCCTCTGGATAGACTTCATACAACTGACCTACGACCTCATTCCATGTATATTGTCTATAAGAACCCCAATGAAAATTGATTCCACGAAATCCCCAACGGAATAAATCAGTTACTGCCACTAAAGGATGTGCATCATATTCTATATTATTAGTTTTAGGATTATAAACAAACGTATAATATTTTCCCACATCAGGAACAGGAGTGACAGTATTATTAAGAGCTTCCATCATTTCCATCATCAAATCATCAGGGTCTTCTGTTCCCATTAGATTATCGACAACACCACGAATTCGATTATGTTTATCATCGGTAGGGTAACTTGAGGTCATTTAGATATTCCTAATTCTTTTTCTGTTAATATTTTAAATTCTAATCCTCTGTCCAGACAGTATTCTTCTGCTGCCTTCCATTTTGCTTGATTCTTTGCATATTCACGCACCTCATAGATATATCCTCTTGTCTTCTTTTTTTGACGTTTTGGTTCCATACATTGCCTTAGAGGTTTTACCTCAATAATCATTTTTTTAATTTTACCAGTGTTTTCTCTTACCTTAATGTAAAAGTCTGGGAAGTATCTATGAACTCTATTATCTAAAGGAGACCTATAAGGAAGAAAAAACTCTTCACTTCCCCATTCTAAAATATTTTGATTACTATCACAATATTTCATGAACTTAAGTTCCCATAAAGAACGATAAATGATGTTTCTATAGTCACCTTTATACTTTAAGGGATTGTTAGGTCTATATCTTCCTTTATAAGACATCTAAATACTTTATAATATAAAAATAATATAAGGTATTTATGGCACCAGTAATACAAAATTTCAAAATGAATATTTTGAATAGAACTGACATTACTAAACTGTCTTTAACAAATCAATACCAAGTAAATATTTCTGGAATTACAGGAGCACTTAAAGATTATCTTAAGAGATTTTATAGTGTGGATAATAATTACTTAAATGGTGCCACTGGTATTATGTGCTCAGAAGCTACGCTTCCTACCAGTTCCTTTGCAACTGCAGAAGTTAAAGATAATTTTCAGGGTATAAATCAACAATTTGCCCATACTCGAATGTATCTTGATAGTGACTTTACATTTTATGTGGATCTAAAATTTAATGTACTTAAGTTTTTTGAGGGATGGATGGATTATATTTCAGGAGATGATAGGGTAGATGGGGTTAATAGAACAGATAGTCAAAATTATTATCGTAGATTCAATTATCCTATGCAATCAAATGATACTGTAGGATATAAATGTGGATCATTAACAATTACTAAATTTGATAGGAATTATGAGAATGTTGCAGCATATGAGTTTATAAATGCATTTCCTAAAGCTATGACATCAATTCCAGTATCTTATGGAGATGCTGATATATTAAGAGTAACTGTTCAATTTGCCTATGATCGTTATGTAATGGGAGGTTGGGATTAGTTGCTAAATAAATTTACTGAAGTGTATTAAAAATTATGCCTTTACCACAAATATCTGCTCCGACCTATGAGTTGGTATTACCATCGAGTAATAAAAAGATTAAATATAGACCCTTTTTAGTTAAAGAGGAGAAGATTCTAATCATGGCATTAGAATCAGAAGATACAAAACAAATTACTAATGCAATTAAAACTGTTATTGGAAATTGTGTTTTGTCAAGAGGTATTAAAGTTGAAAAATTAGCAACTTTTGATATTGAATATTTGTTCCTGAATGTTCGTGCCAAGTCTGTTGGTGAAACAGTGGAGGTGAATGTAACATGTCCTGATGATGGTCAGACGCAGGTTCCCGTTGAAATTGATATTGATTCAATTAAAGTTCAGAAAAATCCTAAACATTCGAATGTTATAAAATTGGATGATAATTTGTCAGTGCAAATGCAATATCCATCATTAACACAGTTTATTGAATCTAATTTTGATATAGACCCTCAAAAGAGTCAAGTGGATGAATCATTGAATGTAATTATGTCTTGTATTAAGCAAGTATATAATGAAGAGGAAGCATGGGATGCTACAGAATGTACTAAGAAAGAATTAAAGGATTTTGTGGAACAAATGAACTCTAAACAGTTTAAGGATATTGAGTCATTTTTTGATACGATGCCTAAACTTTCTCATACTCTTAAGGTAACTAATCCTAAAACTAAAGTGGAAAGCGAAGTTGTAATTGAGGGCCTTGCATCTTTTTTCAATTAGCCCTGGCTCATGAAAGTTTGGAAAATTATTATAGAACAAACTTTGCCTTGATCCAGCACCATAAATACAGCTTAACAGAGTTAGAAAATATGATTCCGTGGGAAAGAGAGATTTACATTTCACTTCTCCAGCAATATATTGAAGAAGAAAATTTAAAACAACAACAACAAAGTGGCATTTAAGTCGATTTTCAAAACTAAATCTTTAGTACCGAAGATAACTAGAATTTCTTCTTCAATTTTTGGTCGTCGTCGTTCAACTGATGCTCCTTTATTGACACCTTCTGGTACACCAGTTTCTGAAACATTAGTTGAAACTAATAGGATTTTAGAGGAAATACAAAAGCAATTAACTTTAGATTTTGCCTATAGAATTGCCAAAGAAGAAGATGAAATAAAGAATATTAGAAAAAATACTGCCATTATGAAAGGTGGTAAAATAGGTGGTGGTGAAAAAGATACTAAATTAGGGGGAGGTATTGGTAAAGTATTTCAGACTGTTACTGCCCCGGTGAAAGGTATTTTTAGTAGAATATTAGGATTTTTTGGATGGATAGCCGCAGGATTTATTGTTAATAAAGGATTAAAATGGTTAGCTGATAATCCAGAGAGAATAGATAAAATTGTTAATGTAGTAACTAAACATTGGAAATTAATTGCAGGTTTAGTTGTTGGGGGAATAATACTCAATACCGTTGCTAATCTTATACGAACAATTTCTCTCTTAAAAGGAGCTCTTGGATTACTTGGTATTGGTGCAGGTGCAAGAGGTGCAGTTGCTGCTGGAAATAGAACTGGATTATTCACTAAACTTTCTAGGAGGGGTGTAACAACTACTAAGACAGGTACTCGGTTCACTGGAATGCCTGGTACGAGTCCTCAGATTACACAATTCACTAGAACAAAAACTCCTTTATCAAGATTCTTACAAAAACAGAGGGTTACATCTAGGTTACTGGGACGTAATTTGAGATTACCCAGAACAAGAATAGGAGGAGGATTATTTTCTATTTTAATGGGTGGTTTGGAGTATAAAGGTAGATTGGATGAAGGTCAAAGTCATTTACAAGCAGGGCTGGGAACTGCTGGAACTATTGGTGGTGGAATGGCTGGTGCCAAAGGTGGAGCAGTTGTAGGTGCTTCTATTGGTGCCATGTTTGGTGGTGTTGGTGCAGTTCCAGGAGCAATAATTGGTGGTTTAATTGGTGGTATTGGTGGATCTTGGTTAGGGGGAAGAGCAATGGATGCAGTATCTGGTGCTGATATGGGTAATCAATTATCTCAAAGAGAATTAACCAGACATGAAAATCTTTTTCATACTAAAAACAGAGGTGGTAATGTTAGTATTATTAATTTGGGAGAGACTAATGAAGGAGCTTCTCAGTCGTTTGGTCCTTCTGGAGAAGCTGAAGTTGTTAATACCTTCACATCTCAGGATCTGAGTAATTTAAGTGTAGGTTATATGAGAATGAATTTGGGGATACATGTATAAATGGAAATTACTGAAGTAAAAAAAGTAAAACTTAATGTTACTAATATTAAAAGTGTTCTTATTAGATCTAATAAGAAATTTAGGAATGTGGAAAAGAAAAAAAGTTATTTAACTCGTCGTCAAGAGGAACAAGAGAAGAGAATATTATTAGAAAAGAAAATAGAGGGTTCTCCTTTAAGAAAAATACCTAAGATTCCTGTTTTAGGGGGAGCAATAGGAGTTGCTAGATCTATTTGGGATAGATTGGTTAATTTCTTTGGATGGTTATTAGTAGGATTTCTTGTAACTCGATTACCACAAATTATAGAAAACTTAAAGAGAACTTTTGCATTTATTAAACCAATTTGGGAAGGTGCCATGAAGACCTTTGCTATTATTGGTAAAGGTATGGGTGCGTTGTTTACTGGTATAAGCAGTCTTTTTAATTTAAATAAATCTACAAAGGATTTGCAAAAAGCAGAATCAGATTTAAAAGATTTGGATGCAGAATTAAAAGGAATGGATCGTGACTTGAAATCTGTTGGAGATGACACGGAAGAAAGACCTTCATCTACTCCATCGAATAGTGGGAATGATAATATTACTCAATCTTCACCAGTGAAATGGAATAATCCTTGGGAAGGTGATAATCTTGAAAGTACGGGTCAGGTAATGAGGCAAGAATTATTGAAGCAAGATAATAAAATACAAACAAAGAGTAAGAAGATTAAAGAGAAGAAACAGAGAGAAGTTAAAGATCACCGTTTAGATTCTAAGTTGGATGGAAATATTAAAGTTAGACCAAAAACTGCTCCTTTTATATTAAATCAAAAAGGCCCTTTAGATATCGATCAAGATATACCTAAAGGTGATCTTGTGGTTGTAGAAAGAACTAAAGTAAAATGGTGGAATCCAGCAACTTGGAATCGTGGTGGTGGTAATAATAATCCTTCTTCTACCACTTCAACACCTAATACATTAAAGATGCTGGATGGTAGTGTAATGGAGTTGCCATAATGACAATACAACAACCTGCTATATACGAAAAGTTCGTTTTAATATCAGCTGATGGTAGAAGATCTGTCTCTGTAGATGATGCTCAATTCAGAGTGACTGACATATATTATTATGAAAATATATTATCTCCTCATATAACAGGAATAGTTACTATTGTTAGTACTATTGGTGTTGCTGCTTCGGAAGATGATACTCAAAATAGAGTGGGTTCTTTACATAGTTACCTTCCTCTTGAAGTGGGGTGTGAACTTCTCTTAAAGGTTAAAAATTATATAGGTGAAGGATTAGACTTTTCATCTACTACTAATCCCCATAAGAGATTTTATATCAATGAAGTACAAGTCTTAGAGAAAACATCTACTTCAGAGATTCTTCAATTTAGATTTGTATCTAGAATTGGATGGACTAATCCTACTAAAAGAGTAACCAGACATTTTGATGGAAGAATTAGTGAATCTGTAAAAAATATTCTAAAAAATGACTTAAAATTAACTGATGATTTAATTCAGGTTGATGATTCTAGTAATTCTTATTCATTTGCAGGAATGACTCAGAGACCTTTTGACTTACTTGGGATGTTAGCAAAACAGACCATTCCTCAAAATACAGCAGGAGCAGGTTATTTTTGTTATGAAACTAAGAGTGGATTTAAGTATATTTCTGCAGATACTTTAATCAATTCTAATCCTTATCCTGAGAATTATAACTATAATGCTTTTTCTGAGTCATCATATCAATCTTCGGATGTTGAAAATCAATTTAAAATAGAATCTTTAACTGTATCACAAGATCAAAATTTATTAAATCAGATTAGAACTGGTATATATGCCACGAAGACTATATTTTTTAATCCAGCAACTTTTGATTTTACCGAGATTGATATTTCTGTAGATAATGATAAGTTATATAAGAATCCTAAATTTTCTACTTTAGGTAAAACTCCATCAATTCCTAAGATATTGGAAGAAGAATTTAATTCTGGAAATAGATTTCATAGGGTAGAGACTGCTATATTAAATATTGGAGGTGATAAAGAAACTACTACTCCTAATAATAATCCTGAGTTTTATTTTGCAGCTGCAGCAGCAAGATATAATTTATTATTCTCTCAACAAACCTCTGTCCTTATTATGGGTAATACTGATTTAGAAGCTGGGGAAGTATTGAATCTGGTAATTGAAGATATATCCAGTAGAAAGGAAATGGGGCCAGATCAAAAACAAAGTGGTAGATATATAATTGGCTCTTTATGTCATCATTTTAATCCTGAAAAAAGTGAAACTTCTTTAGGTCTATTGCGTGATTCTTATGGATTACATTCATCTCAAAATACTTAATATAAAATGAATAATTCTTCTTCTGATAGTTTTTATGGGTTAGGAACCCACGAATGGATTGGGATAATACTTCCTTATAAATCTCAAAAAAACCAGCAAGATGGTACTCAAGGTTTTGGTATTCGTAGAAGAGTTGCCATTATGGGATATCATCCTTCTGATATTTCTCAAATACCTGATGATCAAATTGTGTTTGCTTTAGTTGCTCTTCCTACTGTTGCTGGTTCTGGAGCAGCTGGTAGAAAAATGAGTGTTAGATTATCTCAAGGAGATGTAGTTCTTGGAAAATTTTTAGATGGATCTGCAAAACAAAATCCTATTATTTTACATCTATTAGGAAGAACTAGAGATACTAAAATTAAACCTGATGAAAGATACGGTGTTAAAACTGGATATGTGGGTTCACTTAAAGTAACTAACTTACTTCCACCTGATAAAAAAGCAGGTCTTCCTCCACCACAATATAATGCAGATGCTCCTGAACTAACCCCTAGTGCTATTAAAACTGCAACTAAATCTAATAGAAGTTCTAGTAATGCACAAAGACTAATGAAAAAATCAGGATTGGTTGGTGGTGCAGTAGGTGTATTAAAAAGTAAGGCTAAAAATATTGGCGGTTCTGTGATTAAAAGTCTATTCTAAATAATAAAAGGAGGATATTACACATGACAGAATCAGTTCCACAGTGGAAACAAGACTTACTAAAAGAAGCAGCACAAAAAGATAATAGTAATGCATTTCTTCTTAGGGCTTTAAGGACTAAACAAGACCCATTAAATAGGCAAGCAGCTGCTTTTGCCGTTCCTGTCGTTATATGGGGAGTTAAAAGTTTAGCTGCATTAGTTGGAGCTGCACTTACATATGAAGCAGGTAGAAGAATATTAAATGATAATAAGGTATTTGATGATGGATCACAAATTTATACTCAGAGAGAAGTTGAAGAATTACTTAAAGATGATAGTTTTTGGAAGGAAAAATCTTCTAATATAGAAAAGGAAATAAGTTCTTCTTCATCTTCTGCTGCTGCTACTGGTGCTGCTACTGGTGCTGCTACTCTTTCTCCTCAAACAACTTCTCCTA